TTAGCAGATAAATATCTGTATTTTGAAACTACAAGTGCAAATAAGAAAATCTATACAGTAGATGGCAACGAAGCTGTTAGTGCATTAAATGAAAGTTTAACAGCTCAAGGATTACTTAATGTTTTTGATGGAGTATATATTCAAGGATACTATGAAGGGAATACAGGTTCTTTAGTTTCAAATTCAATGTCTGTATGTTCGAAGAATAAAATTCCATGTGGTGCAAATGAATTAGTAGTTATTAAGCACAAAGGTCTTTTCTGGCAATGTAGAGTTGTTGCTTATAATTCAAGCAATACAGTAGTTGGCACAGATATTAGAACCACTCAAGGAAGTGAGTTCAGTTATACAACACCTGCTAATACTGCTTACATCATGTTTAATATTACATATAATACTAATGTAACACCTAGCACAGCGAATGAATCACACGTTTATATCAACAATGCCATTGATACATTAAAGTCAGATTTAGCAGCTTTTGACAGAATGGCAAATAACTTTGCATATCAGTTTATCAATGCTATTGATGATAATGATATTACTATCAATCAAGATGGTATTTTTGTCGGAATGTTAACAAGCAATAATAGTGGTTACAATTCAGTTATGTATGTAAATGGTGCTTTGAGATTTAATATCAATATTGGAAAAAATGCATCCGTTCCTATTATTCTTAAAGTAAAACAAGGTGATGTAATTAAAACAAGACCAAGTACAAATACATTTATTGGAATTGTTTACTAATCAAACAGGTGGGTGTTTCGGCACTCACCATTATGCATTAAATAAACATTTAACAGCGATTTGAGTATCAGAAATGATGCTCTTTTTTATTACAAAGAATTCAAAATGGGGGTGAAAACATGGCAGACATTTCAAGATTCACAGACCAAATCCAAAACGCTCCAAGAGGAGAAGTAGTTAGAGATTCTATCATCGGTTCGATTAAAGAAATGGCTACAAAAGGTATCACTGCCAAACAGTTATCCGGACAGCCAGTTACTAAGTTTTGTACATTTAAAGAATGTTCGAAAGCTTTTATTACCGGTAAACTTAAAGGTCGAAAACTTTATGATGACAAACCTTATGTTAATAGCAAGAAAACAGTAGAGAGCAAAGGTCTATACAACATCTTTAAAGACATTCATCAAGGCCTTAACACGATTCTTGATATAGAGGAGACTTGGAAATGATTAAAATCAATAGTACGGTTTTGGGATTCATACAGTCTATCGAAAGTGCTAGTGATGGAAGCACTATGCGACAATCTTTATACAGTACATTATCCCAACTTCAGGTTCCTAAGAAAAGTGGTTTTTTAGCGTCTGCTTTGGAAGGTCCAAATGGACCAGTTACAGTAGCAGATTTAGTGACAAAGGTTAGGCTTGCTAAAATCTTTGAAGGCGGAGAACTTTTTGACCCTGTTCCAACTTATAACAGTGTAAAAGCAGTTAGAGCAAATGGTATCAAAGATTGGCTTGGCGATATGAAGTATGTAAAAGAATTTGCTAGTAGACCTATTCAAGATAAGTATCAGGACGGTGATTTAGATGTCGATGATTGATAATATGTACGGTGATGTCCAAGACGTTGCTGATATTAGTTTGGAATTAACTGAAATTAAGAACGAAAGCCAAGGTTCTAAAGTAAGAGCTCCTATTATTAGTATATTAGATAAATTAAACAACTTCGCTGGAAGTGTAAATATGATTTGCGATGATGAGGGTAATACTTATACGCACAAAACATTACTTACTTATGAAGCGGTCGTTGATTATTTTACTAAAGGTTACGGATATTTGAGTTCTTTACCTAAAAGCGTCGAACAAGGTAAGAAGGCCATGTATAGTTACGCGATTTATAATCAATTAGTAGAACTTGACGAGCTTTTAAAAACGATTATAGGAGGAGAATAAATGGCAGACATTACTGGAGATATTTCTAGTAAATTAACGAAAATACTAGAGATAAAGAAAGACATAGCCAATGCTATTATAAACAAAGGTGGAACTGTAACCAATAGTGACTCCTTTGAATCGTATGCGGATAAGATTAGAGGTTTAACTCTCAAAGGAGAATTAAAGACTCTGAATGCAGATGAAAACAAAACTTATTATGCTGATAATGAAGATGGTGTAACAGGTTGGTCAAAAGTAGTTGTAAATGTAAAAGGCTCCGGTTCAGGTGGTTCATCTGGTGGCGGTTCTAGTTCTGGAGGAGTTGAATACGACGAGAACGGATTTACCAAACTCCCACAAGTACACATCATTTATTACAACGAAGATAAGACAATTTGGGCTGAGGAAGATATTGATGCTGGAGATAATGGAACACATCTTAATGATGGCCCTCCAAAAGAAGCAGTAGACGGAGTTCAGTATAAATTCCGTAGATGGGAACCAGAACCAGTTGGTGTTCAGGGTAATATTTCTTGTTATCCAAAGTATAGAAGACTTGAACAGGAAATTGAGGATAGCTGGGAAGAAATTGCTAGAAACAGAGGTGGCGATTACGATCCTGGTGATTGGAGAATACTCGAAACGGGTTGGGTAGAACCATTCTCAGATTTAGGTATGCCTCAAAGAATAAAATTCAGATTAGCATTCGAAAAGGTATATGCAGGAGAAGATGGTACAACTTCTACATGGTTGTTGAAGCAAATTATTAATGTAATCGGAACTAATGGTGGTGTCCCTCATGTTCCAATGGGCGGTATGACTTATAAAGATAGCCAACTTAGACAATGGTTAAATAATAATTTCTACAAGTCTTTACCTGATCCGTTAAGAGATGCTATTCAACCAGTAGTTAAATATGTTCCAGGAGAATATTCAAACGGTGCTCCGAATGAAGATGGAGGTATTGCATTACCAGCTGATAAAGTTTGGATTCCTGGTAGAACAGAAATATTAGGAAACGATGGAAGCGCAGAGTCTAGATATTATGAACAGGGTGTTGAATACACGATGAATAGTCCTTCTTTAAGTGGAGCTACGTATTTCTTCCGTTCTAACGATATTAGTAAAAGCGAACCTGGATATTTTAAAGGATTCGGTGGACATTGGCAGCAAGAATTATCCTTAAAATACGATCAAAGTAGTGTTGCTTCTGGTTCTTCAATGATTCCGGATTATGCTATTTTCCCACGTATAGGCTTCTGCTTATAAAGTCAAAATGGGAGGATACGAAAGATGAAAGAATTGATTAATTATTTAGGCGCAGGACAGTTAACCACAATAGGGTTGATTGTCCTTACAGTCCTATTCGAAATTACACCAATCAAGTTTAGCCCTATCAAATGGTTCGGCTCAGTTATATTTTCGTCAACTAACAAACGCTTAGATCGATTAGAAGCGAAGTTTGATGATCACATTGTACAAGCATATAGAAAAACAATATTACAGTTCCAGAATGAATGCCTCAGAGGTCAACAACATACTATGGAAGAGTTTAAATTCGTCCTTAAAAGTTGTGATGCTTATGAGGCATTTATTACGGAGAATCATATTTTAAATGGAGAAGTTACAATTGCAATGAACTACATAAGAAATATTTATCAAACAACATTGCAGAACGGAACATTCTTACCAACAAACTAAGAGGAGGTATCGTAATGGAAATTATCAGAGGTTCAACACCAACAATCGATTGTGAAATACCTTCTAACATTCCATTAGAAGACATGACTGAAATCTGGCTTTCTATTAAGCAGGGTGGACGACTTGTAGTGGATAGAATGTTGTCTGATAACACCTTATCGGTAGAAGGACAGCATATTTTTTGTAAATTAACACAGGAAGAGACCTTAGCGTTCAATACTTTCGAGGAAGGAACATGCGGAATTCGTCTGTACGATGCTTCAAGCAATACTGCATATCCTCAGAGAGAATTAGAGCCAGTTAAGATCTTGCCTATCTGTAAGGACGGAGTGATTGGAAATGAGTAATGAAATTGGGTTAAATGTGGAATTTGACAATTCAAAGATCATAACATTCCAACCAACTTTCCATACGAATAATATTTCAATTGGAGGCGGGGATAATGCTCCGGGGGAAAGACCAGCTGAAGTTTATTACGAAGAAATTATTCATAAACCTAAAATCAATGGAGTGACTCTTGAAGGAGATAGAACTCCGGAAGAATTAGGTCTTGAGAAAGAGATGGAAGAACTGTCCTTAGCAGACATTAAAGAAATTTGGGATGAAGCGATCAAAGGAGTATAACAATGAGCGAAAAGAAGAAATATATTGGCAAAGTCGATTGGATGTATATTGTTAAATACCTGATCGAGCCTGAATTACAAAAGTATGTCAAGGCTGTTAATGGAAAAGGACTTAGTGATAACAACTTCACAGATGCTCTCCTTACAAAATTAAACGGTATTGACTTGAGCAAATACTCTACAACTCAACAGATGCAGCAAGCTATTAATGCTGCTGTAAGTGAAGTTGTAAGTATTAAAATTGAAAAACCAGCAAATGGACAGTTACCTACAACAGGTCAAAATGGGGTAATTTATCTTATTCCAAATGGTGGTTCTAGAAAAAATACAAACGACGAATACTTCTGGGATGGTACTAAGTTTGAATTATTTGGTACTACAGAAGTTGACTTAACAGATTATGTTCGTTTCGATGATCTTGAAGAGATTGAGACGAATGAACTTAAAGCAGTATGGGATGCTGTATTTAATGCTTAAGAGGTGATTCTATGGATGAAAAGAAAAACTTCATAGGAAAAGAAAATGCTAGAAGTATATTTACTTGGATTAAGGAATTATTAGCTGATAGCATCCCAGAAAGTGAAACTGAAGATATTAACTTCGAAAACGAAATAGAGGAGGGTGAATAAATGGCGAAATTAGATCATTTAAACATCGACCTTGATGGCGACGGAATCCCCGAACGTTATGAATTAGGCGGTGGTGGAAACGCTAATGAAAGAGAAATCTCATGGGAAGACTATAAGAACCTTTCCGAAGAAGAACAGAACAACGGAACTACATATTATGTTCCTGACGCTCCAGGTGGAGGTTCTGGTGGTGGCGGTGGTTCCAGTATAGAAATTGACGTATCCAGAGGCTTTTTCTTTGGAGATGCAATAGAATCTACAAATGTGATATCTCGCTGTTCTATGAATAGTATATATTTATTTACCACAGTGGCTGATGGAAGCACTTTTGAAGGCGCTTGTTTAGTATCTGGAAATCAGAGAGGAATATACAATGCTAATGGTTTTGGAAGAGTTGCTTGCATTGTTTTTTCATTTATTAACGATATTGTGTATAACAGAGTGGTTGATTCATCAAATAATGTTTATGTTCAGATTTTAGCTTATGACACTAAAGGAAATGTTGTTACAGATGCAAATCTTATTATAAAAGCATTTGAATTGCATAATAATTCATATTATGATTATTCATCATTCAATTTTACAGATGGAAATCATTATTTGTTAATTTCACAAGATGAAATTGAAGTATCAAGTGGTGGTGTTTTATCAGGTATGTATGAATTGAAAACTAAAAACACATCAACATTCATTTATCTATTAAAAGCTGATGGCGGAAATCCTATTATCTATGTAAAAGACTCATCAGATATACCTTCTATTTGCAAGGTATTACCTATTCAAGATTAAGGCGGTGATTAAATGTCAGCTATATTTAAAAATGACACTAAGTATACAGGTGGAGGTGGTGGAACCGCTCAAACCACAACTTATAACAATCAAAATAGCGGTTTAAAAGCTACAAATGTCCAAGAAGCCATTGATGAAATCGCTAAGAAGAGTGGTATTTATTTAGATACTTTAAGTTTAGGATTAGAAATTGTAAGCGTGGAGGTAATGCCATGATAGAAGAAAAAGTATTTGTGATAGAAGAAGAACTTGGATTTCAGCCAAATGCTACAGTTTCTGTTGCTAAAAATAGTTTTCCATTAATTGATAAGTTATTTCAGGAACAGATTCTTCCATGGATTTGCGAAAAATTTGGTGCTGAATCGTTTAATACCTATAAACAAACTGATGCAAACTGGACCTATCCGAGTTATTGTAGATACAATATCAAAATGGACGAAAATGAAAATTATGGAATGGCTATAACGTTCGTAAGTGTGGCAGAAAATAATACTACAATTAATGCGACAAGAGCATCATATACAGGAAATGTTTTCAGAACCATACAATTAGGCGTAGAGTATTTATCGGATTCAGAGTCTAGTAACGGTCTTATTTATACATCATCAATTTCATCGAATTCGGCAGGGCCAACAGGAGAATGGGTTCACATCGAGAGAGTTGATGATGACGGTACCGACACAATATTAACGTTCAGATTTAAGATAGAGATAGCGTGTCGATTTTTTAGTAACGACGAAGGTGTTAAAGTATTACACATTTCTGGTAAAAATTCAAATAGATTTGAAGCAGCAAGTACATTGTATTGTACAATGTTGGAAGACTGTTTTGAAAGAAAATATTTATGGATTCCGACAGCAATTAATAACTTGAGAAGACTTGATAGTTCGTCGACAACTAATGATGTAATAATCGATAATTTAGGAAGTACAGCCATGCCAATTCCAGATAGTGCGATTTTAACAAACGGCTTATATAGCGCAACTGCAGGTGCCATTATACCTGGATTGAAATGCGTAAACTTTACTTCTGGTATAACAGTTCCTATGTGGGGGAATGTTATGTTTAATGGCGAAAGACATCTTAAAATGCGTGATATTAAATTCTATATGAAATATTAGGAGGGAAGTCTATGTCATTAATATTTAAAAACGGGGTTCCTTATGGAGGCGGATCTGGGGACGTTGAAATCTCATGGGAAGACTATAAAGCCCTTTCATATGAAGAACGAAATAATGGAACCACTTATTTTGTTCCTGATTTTGTAGAAGAGGAAGACGATGATGACGACTCTGGTTCTGGAATCTCAATCGAAAAACTTTCAGGACAAGAAATCATTATTGAATCCGATAAGTATGATTCTGTATTAGTAGTTCCAGAAGAAGAAATAACTTCTGCTACGTATATTATTAGTACAGATGAAAACAAAAATCTTATAGATAATATTTCTAATAGCGAAACTAAGGATGGAATATCGTTTATTGTAAACAGGTCGAATGGAACGATAACTTTAAATGGTACAGCTACAAAATATGTTAGTTTTATGGTGCAGACATTTAATGAATCATTTAAACAAGGACAGAAGTTATATATTTCATCAGGTTCTGATGATTTAGGATCTTTAGGTGGTTATATATCATTTAACAGCATTCATCAATTCGGTGGGGCTTTCGAAATGGATAAGACAGCAGGAGGAACCGTTGTGTTATCTATTGTTGAAGGTAAAACTTTAAACAATTTTGTAGTCAAACCAGTAATGTATGAATGCGATTATATTCAGGCAGATAAAACAACACGTTTTCCAGTGAAATTGAAAACATTTGAAGGTAAAACAAGGATATTTACAACGTCCAATAAAACTTTAAATGTTTATAAGGGTGACGATGAAACATCATCAATGCTTTTCAATGCGATTCCTAGAGTAGAACCGATTAGAGTAATTGACGATCTTACAACATCAGCCTTTGATGGAGCTTTATCTGCAAATCAAGGAATGATACTTAATCAGAAATTTGGCGGTATTCGTTTTGGTAAAGATGGAGATGGTAACTACGGTTACTATAAGGGTGATGACACCTTTGTCCCTTTTAAGAGTATTGGCTTAGGTGATATTAATTTTACTCCAGTTGGTAATCTAGACGATGGTCCTGTGATTATCGATGTGCCTAAAGATATACCATGTTTTGTTATCGTTCAGTATACATATAATCCAAACCAAAATTATATTGCGATATATAATACATTGGATAACTATGGTGCCAGAATGGTCACGACAAAAGATCTCAAAACAACAAATTATGCATTTGGCGGTTATGTTTTATCAAATCTTCAGTGTACAAAAACAGTATTAGAGGATAGAATCGAATTCAAAATCACCCCAGATGGACAGTATATTGGAGGAGAAGTTAAAGCAGTAATCGTTCCTTTAGATGGGACGGATATTTTAAAACCTAGTACATATTATGATGTATTTGATGTCCTTACCAATTTTGATATTTTAACAGATTCTTCAGGAATGCAAGCTTCTATAGGAAAGAATTCCATCAATTTTCACTGGGACGGAAATTCGAATACTAGCTTTAATATGAACATTAGATCTAATGCAACTCCGCTAGATAATTATTCTAAAATACGTTTCAGTGTATCTATTACAAGAATTGTAAATACAAATAACGGTTTCTATTTTGGATTAGTTGGATCTAGTTCTGCATCATTGCTTGATTTACGAAGTGATAACGCTATTAAAGTTGTAAATTCAAAAGAAACTGGTAATGTTGAATTTGAAATCGATGTCTCATCATTAACTGGCAGATATCATTTAATATTTGCACCTATGGGAGTTTCGGGAAGTGTTTCTCGATTAGAATTTATATAACAATCTTACAAAAGAGAAATCTCGGAGTAGAGAATGTAACCAATAATCATTCTTAATAAAGGAGGTTTCTTATGTATTATCCTTATCAACCAACGAGGCAGTTCATGCCTCAAGCAAACTTTCAACCTTATCAACAACCAATGTTGTACAATCAATCACAGTATAACACTCAGGTTTCAATCCCTCAGCTCTCAGGACGAATCATAAACAACATTGCAGAAGTGACTGCTAATGATGTCCCTATGGACGGAAGCCAGTCATTGTTCCCGCTAACCGATAAAAGTTGTATTTATGCTAAGTCCTGGGGACCTGATGGAACTATCAAAACCACAAAGTATATTTTGGAGAATCCGGAAGAAGAACCGGAGAACTGTAAGGACGGTCTGTACGAAATGGTGTCGAAACGACTTGACCAATTCGAATCACTACTTACAGCTAAGAGCAATTCAAAAACCAGAAAAGAGGTGACTGAAGATGTTCAATCAAAGTAATCTCATTTCTAGTTTAATCATGAATAATCCAAATGTACAACGAAATCCTCAGGCACAAGAATACTTACAAGTAATTCAAAATGGGGATAATAGAAGAGGAGAACAAATCGCAAATAATATTTGCAGGGCATATGGTGTTTCTCCAGAAAAAGCGTTGCAGGACGCTAAAGCATTTTTTCATATCCAATAAGCTATCTTGAGTTGTGGCCACACTCTTGATGATATTTTACAAAAGAGAAATCTCGAAGTAGAGAATGTTAACTATTTAATCATTCAATATTTTAAAGGAGGTTTCTTTATGTTTAATGGAAACAATGGACCAAGCTTGGCAGACATTGCCGCAGTAACTGGAAACAACGATGGATTTGGCGGAAATAACGGATGGTGGGTATTAATCATTCTGTTCGCTTTATTCGGAGGATGGGGAAATGCAGGAGCTTTCGGAGGTAATTCCGGAGTAGGCTTCACACTTGGAGTACCTGCAACTCAGGCTGATGTATTTAATCAGTCACTTATCTCAAAATTAGACGGTGTAACATATGGCATCGCCGATTCTACTTACGCATTAAACAATGCCATCACAAGTGGATTTGCTGCAGCAGAATTAGGAAGATCTAACCAGATGATGGCTGATATGCAGAGAGACTTTGCTCTTCAGCAGGCTCTTAGCGATTGTTGCTGTCAGAATCGTGAAGCAATTGCTCAGGTTCGTTTTGACAATGCTACAAACACTTGTGCAATTACAACAGCTATCAATAATGCAGCTCAGCAGATTATGCAGAATGACAATGCAAATTATCGTTCACTTCATGACGAAAATGTTGCTATGCAGATCGAAGCTAAGAACAATAAGATTGCTGATTACCAGGCAGAGATTGCGTCACTTCGTTTGACAGCTTCTCAGATTGCTCAGAATCAGTATCTCATTTCTCAGCTTAGACCAGATACTACAGCACCAGCAACAGCAGGTTAATTATATTTAAAAGATACGGTGGGGTCTTAGGGCTCCACCTTTCCTTTTAGATTGGAGGTAAGTGAATGAAAGACTATGCGTGTTTAGAAGAATTATTAGACATGAAAAAACAGTATATTTCTTGGCTTAAGGCTTATACAAATACTGGTATGGAAGCTGTAGACGAGAAAGCAGCTGGTGAAGTAGCAGATATTATTAAAGATTTATGCGAATCTGTGAAATCATGCAAAGAAGCTTGTTATTACGACAAAGTAATAGAAGCTATGGATGAAAAAGTTGAAGAAGGCGGTAGGTACGGTTATAAACCATACTTAGACCAAAAACCTTACATTGACGGATATTTAAATGATCCAGAATTCGAAAGAAGAATGGGTTATCATGAGAATCGTGAACCATACGGAGAATCTTACAATAGATTCAAAGAAGCTAGAAGACATTATACCAAAACTGGTGATATGGAATCTAAGAACAATATGGAGATGTATTCAAATGAGCATTTAGACAATTCGTTAATGACATTTAGGGATATTTGGAAAGATGCAAGTCCAGCTCTCAAAGTACGTATGAAATCTGAATTAACGGATTTTGTTAACGATATGCAAACTACTTAACTTACGGAGGGCTATCATGACGAGATTTACAATGAACGGTATCGTTTGGAATGTATATTTTGTTAGATACGATAGTCCTTATTTGGTGGACCGTACAGGGGTTCGTACATTAGCAACTACGGACCCCAAGTATTATAGTGTGTATATTTCAAACAAATTATACGGCAACAAATTAAAGCATGTACTTATCCATGAACTAGGACATTGTGTTTTAGTTAGCTACGACTTGATTCGGTATATTCATAGGATGGTTAAACCTAAGTATTGGATAGAAGCTGAAGAGCGAATCTGTAATCTAATCGCTGATTACGGAGAAAGTATATTTGATAAAACCAACTCAATTCTTCATACAACATACAAAATGAGCAAGTTAGTATCATAAGGAGGTATATTTATGACGTTAACAGGTAAGCGTTTGGTAGAACATGCCAAAAGCAAAGTAGGGTTACCGTATTTCTACGGAAGCAAGTTGGATATTCTTACTGAAGCTTTCATGGTTCAGATGCATAAAGCATATCCTTCCATTGTAACTGCAAAGTATATGAACAAGGCTAGAGACAAAAAACAAGTCGGAAAGATTAATGTTGACTGTTCTGGTCTAATTTCATCTTATACGAAAAAATTATTAGGATCTGCTCAATTATATTCTACAGCAAAGAAGAGATTATCCACTGCAGACTATAAGAACTGGGCAGATGGAGTCGTTTGTTGGAGAAGTGGACATGTAGGTGTGTTCTTCAAAGAAAACGGCAAATACTATGTTGTAGAAGCTAAGGGAATTGATTACGGAGTCGTAATTTCTACATTCAATAAAAGTAAATGGAGCTACGGCCTTACATTCGATTGGATGGAGTATGACTATAAAGAAAATGTATCATCGAATGCAACTGTAAAACAGAAGAATCCATACAAAGAACCGATAGGAGTTATTCGTATTGGTTCAACATTGACTTCTTCAGTCAAATGGTTACAGTTCGAACTGGTGGAAGCAGGATACAATATTAAAATCGATGGAGTATTCGGAAATGCTACTTATACAGCATTAAAGAAATTCCAGAAGTCATGCAAGATCGAAGCGGATGGAGAATGTGGACCAATTACTATCAAGAATTTAAAAGCAGCTTAGGAGGTACGAACATGGATAACATTTTCAGCGTAGAATGGTTTAAGGCAGCTGCTGCAAGAGCTGTAAGGACGATGGCCCAGGTTGGGTTAAGTTATATTACAGTTGGAGCTGCAATTAGTGAAGTACAGTGGGGGAATCTTGTAAGTGTAGCATTAGTTGCTATGGTATATTCTTTCCTTACAAGTATCCTTATTGGAATTCCAGAAGTATAAAAAATTAGAGAGCCCGTGGAAATTTCATGGACTCTCTTTTTTTTCTTTAAAGTTATTTAACTATTATTTATATTTTGAAATTAAGCATTTTAAGTACTTACACAAGTATTAGTTAAAGTAATTTAACGTATATTTTTCATACCCTTTAATGACAAAAAGCGAAAGGAGGATAAAGCAATGGCGAAAGTGTCTAAAAAAGAACAACTTCGGCGACAGATGCAAGCTTTATATCAAAGAGACATGCCGGTCTCAGAGATAGCAGAAAAGTTTGGCAAAACTGAAGCTGAAGTTGTACGTATATTAGGTCTTTAATAGTATACTTCAACTCGACAACTAATGTCAAACTGAGAGCTTATGAATTTCATGGGCTCTCTTTTTTTCGTATATTTTTCATGGGCAATAATAGGAACAATAGTGTTTCTAAATAACCTAAAAGGAGGACATGTAAATGAAAATCAAAGAAAAGATGGAACAATTCAAATGGCGTGTAAACGGCAAAGTGAACTCGTTCAAGAAGGAGGTTGAAAAGAAAGCACAAGAAACAGCAAAATGGGTTTCAGAAAACAAAGAAGTTGTTATCGTATTAACCCCGGTTGTTTATAAAGTCGGAAAGGGTGTAATCAAATACGCTATTAATCGATATGATGACAAAAGGGAATCTTACGAAAGAGAACTTATGCATTGGGACCCTTCAGCTGGAGAATGGTTTGATTCTAGAAGACCATTAACTTCTAAAGAGAAAGTTCGCATGAGCGAATTACAAGCACAGAACAATTGGAACAAAGGAGAAGCATTAAAACACATGGGACTTTTAAGTAAAAAGTAATATTTAGTTCCTTGAGGGCTTATGAATTTCATAGGCTCTCTTTTTTTCGTATATTTTTCAAGTGCTGTAATAAGAAAATATTTAAGGAGGTATTTATTATGACTATTAATGAAGCAAAAAATATTAAGATTGGTGATTTTGTAAAGATAATAAATACACATAAAGAAAAGAAGACTGATAACGAAAATTGTATTTGGGTTGTTGTCGGCACTAGTAATTATGTGCGAGAAAGAAGCCCTATAACAATATTTAATATTAGACTTGTTAAAGGAAACTATGTGTGTTGGGAAAAGAATGAAATCATTAAAGAAGGAGATGTAATTAGTAGAACTAATAGAGCTTTAAAGAAAATTAATGTAATAGTTGAAGAGGCCTAAACATAGGCTCTCTTTTTTACCCGTACGTAGGTGACAACAATTCCAATTATATTTGTATCAGCAAAAATAGGAGGTGCTGGTATGAATGAATTATGGACAGCAGAAATTGTAAGCAGATTGCATCTAATGGGAGTGACTTGTAAAGAACTAGCAGAGGAATGTGGTTACACACCAACTTATATTTCTTTGTTGTTAAATGGGAAGAAATGTTGCAAAAAACCGACTCTTCATCGAATTATGCGTGGACTGTCAGCAATTGAAGACCGAAAAGGAGCATCAAAGGCTGTAAGGACACATATGAATAAGAATGAGGAGGTATATTTATGAGTACATTAATAAGACCGGAAGTTTCTAAAAACAATCCGTATTACATTTCCAAACATAGATACTATGAATTGAAGCATTTTTGTCTTCAGTATCGTGAATGGAAAGATACGTATATTTCAATTAATAATATTACAAATAAAGATAAAACATTTGAATATATTGATCCAACTTGTAACTTGGCAATTATAAAAGAAGAATGTCAAAGAAACATGAAACTGGTAGAAGATACTGCTATGGAATCTGATTCAGCATTAGGAAAGTATATTTTAAAAGCTGTAACGGAAGATGTTGCTTATACATACTTGAGAACCGTGCTCGATATGCCTTGTGGAAAAGATATGTTCTACGACAGATATCGAAGATTCTATTGGTTGTTAGATCGTTCGCGATAATTTCATGGTCTTTCTTTTTCCTGGAGGAGGTATATTTATGAGATATGAAGTATACAAATGCAATCATCTATATTACAACGCATGTACCTTATTTATAGAAGGTAATAAAGGTTTAGCGGTCATTCAGCAGCGATTCAATCCTGAGCTAAAAATGACATGGTGGACAGGTATTGATAAGAATCTGGCAGAGGAGATTCTAACTAACGGATATTTTCCGGAAGTTTTTGATAGATTAGCTGAGGACTGTAAGGACGGGTTGTATCCAACAATTGAAATACGAAAACTACTTTGGAAATTAAAAATGAAACCAACTAAAAGAGAAGAATGGGAAACAAGGTTTTAATTCGCATATTTTTCAACTCCTTTAATAGAAAAATAAAAGGAGGATTTTTATATGAATATTTTAACAAAATTATTATCTAAAGTAACTATTAAGAAGGTTAAGAAGAATAACTTGATGAAAGAGGTTATGGAAGAACCAGAAAAATTTATGTTGGAAGCATTCATTGAAAATGATGAAATTATTGTAAAGATTAAAAGAAAGCCTTCATAGGCTCTTCTTTTTCGCAGATTTTTCATATCCTATAATGACACTATGAAAGGATGTGGGTGTGTCTTTATATGCTCACCACAGATAATCAAGGTCTGTATATTTTTCTTGATTTAGCCTATCCGTTCGTTTACAATCAAAAGCAACCAACGGATACAAAGGAGGAAATGGATATGGCAAGAAAGTGCGAAGAATGTGGTGTAGAATATGATATTCAAGATTCAAAAGATGCGTTAGAAGAAGAGTACGATGGTGAAGTAGATTGGGATGAAGAATACGAATGTCTTTGTCCACAGTGCACATTACTACGAGTACATAATTACGGAATAATAGGTTCAGCAATAGAGAGTGATTGGTACTAATTATATTTCGTAAAAAAAACATACCCTATAATAGGAGATTGACCCTGAGGGGTGATGAAAAACAAGAGTTTAGGTATATTTGCCTAGGCTCTTTTTTATTGCTTAAAAATTCAAATACGAAAGGAAGAAGAAAATGAGCGAATGGATTAAGAGAGAAGAGAGAAAAAGAGAGTATGTAATGTCTAAGGATATTCAAGACCCTTTACCAATTGACATTACTTCTCAGTTTAGATGTCCGAGATGTAAGGAGACAATCTTGGATGAAACATCTATTCTTGAGAAAAAAGAAAACAGACCGAATTATATTTTTAAATGCAATTTGTGTGGTCAGAAATTAGTTTGGCCAGAGCATCTAAAGGAACGCTTATTTAAGTAATCGTATATTTTTCACATCCTATTATAGGACAAGATCCTGAAAAAATGTAAATCAAAGGAGGAAATTAAAAATGGAACAGAATGAATACAATCCAATTGATACTAATTTTGCCAATAATCTTGGGAATATTGAGCAGTATCAACCTGGAAGCGACGAAAGAAGAGGTTTATTAGAGGAGAATAAATTCTATCATCAGTGTAGAAAAGACGAAGCTGATTACGATTTAGAAGAAAGAAAACTCGAAATCGAAGTAACCAAGAATGAAATTGAAGCTAGAAAGCTTGACTTGGAAAAAGAAAAGAACGAAATCGAGAAAGAGAAATTAAAAGAAGATCGTATCAACAGAATAATAGACGCTGGTGTTAAAGTTGGATTAACTTTAGTAACTTTAGGAGTTGGCTTCTTAGGTTTGAAAGAAGAAATATTCTTAGAGGAACATGGTACAAACAGATCAAAAGGACGATCAGTTATGAAAGGATTAATTGATTCAGTGAAACATATTTAATAGGAAAAAGTCAGAAGGAAAAGAGCTGTGTAGTTTAACATGGCTCTTATCTTTTTGCATGGAGGTATATTTATGAAAGTTGGAGATAAGGTAACATCGAATAAAGTACGACCGGATAAAACTGCAACTATAGTTAAGGCTGATGTATATTCTAGACTCGACAGACCTGGAAAAGGAGTAAGAACGAAATATGTAGCCAAGTATGATGATGGATTAGAATTGACCTTTTATGGTTTTAATATAGGCAAAAGTATATTTAAAAAAGAAGAATGCGATGGACAGATGCATTTATCAGAATTCATGACAATTTAAGGAGTGATATTTATGACAGAATATGAAAAGTATCTTGAGAAATATTCAATTAAACATGAGATTTCAAAAGAAGAAGCTGAACAGCACAAATTAGTACAGGAAGCAAAAGTATATTACGAAGAAAAGAACAAAGGACGAGTAGAATCCGCAGATATTTCAAACCCTATAATAGAACTATGAAAACAGGAACCAAAGGAGGATAAAAAGATGGATTTAGTACTTAGTGTAGTTTTTAGTTTTGTAATTGGTATTTTTGTAACATACGCATCATTCATGATATGGGTGGATTATGCAGATAAAAAAGCCGAGGAAGAACAGCGAATTGAGGATGGAATCAACTGGAAGTATTTTGGACAGACAAAGTTAAAATAGTTTTAGGATAAAGACTCAATCATGGGTCTTTATTTTTTGTAAGGAGAAAATCACCATGATAATTGAAAAAGAACAGATTATAAGAATGCAAAAAGAAGAAGCTAGAAAATTAGAAATGCAGAAAGCAAAGGAAGACTTTGAAAAAGAGCAATCCAAGTACGGTGTAACCAGAAACGAATGTTATACCTGCAAGTATTACGGAAAGAATCCGCATGAACCAAATAACTATAAAAAGAATTGCAATTATTTGATTGATACCGGACATAGCAGAATCGTAAAGGAACGAGAAGCTGGTACCTATTTAAATAATAAAAAGAAATGCATCTGTTATGAAAAAGGAAATCGTTCAGGTGTAAAAACATTATATTAGGAGTAAATCACCATGGAAATTAGAAATGCTTATATTACAGAGGAAACCATTCAACATGAAATGGGAGATTATGAAGTTGTATATTTTTTACATTTATCTAAAACTAAATACGATGCTTTTAAAGAGCTCGGTTTTGAAGTTGAAGAAAATGGCGGAGATTATAGAATCGAAGTTACACCTTATGTTGATTTAAATGGAAGAAAATCTACAAATTTAGACGATTATTACACTAAAAGTTATTTTGTAGAAAAAGAAAATATCGATATTTCTTTCGACGTTTTAACAACCAGTGAAGGTACTAATTTGTATTTTGATATTAAAAACAACATTAAAGAACATTTTTATATAGGAGACATGGAAGTAAGAGAAGGAGACGAGTTTACAGCGTATAAATTTTCGTACAGTAAGAATAATGGATTCACAGTTGAGGAATTTAACACAAAGGTTATGAAAGATACTAGAGGCCGTGATGACTCATTATATTTTAAGCATAATACTCAAAGTTATAGTTTGCATACACTGAATAACGCTAAATGTGCAGAACCAGCAATTAATTCTTTTATGATAGCTAGTGATATTAAACTCTTCGAAAAGTTTAGAGAAATAAAGTCGAACATGATGAAAGAAAAAGTAGATGATTTTAAATCTAAAATGCTGGAAGCAAATTCTCAGCTTGATTATATTAACAATTATAATTTGGAGGTGCAGAATAATGAAGTGGGATAATTGGATGAGTCCGATACAAGTAATGCAAAAGCAAATACAAGTAGAAACTGAAGGACATATAATGAAGGCAATACAAGAAGTTGGTGTTGTTGTAGACAAGCAAGAATTAATTAGATGTATGAGTTATGACAGAAACCAATATGAAAATGGTTATCAGCAAGGCAGGAAAGATGCGATTGAGTTTATATCTGATAAATTGATTTATCCATTGTTAAATGAATATGATAGAGGACTTTGGGAACATATAAATTATATCGAACTAGCCGAAGAATGGATAAAGGTTTTAGACGATAACCCTCCTTATCTAAAATTTGAAAATCGTGCTGAATCAATAAAAAGAGATTTAAGACAATGGATAGCAGAACAGATGAAAGGAGAAAACAAATGATTAAAATTGAACATGTATTAACAGCTTCGCCAGAGCAGATGATGTTTATTATAGAAGGAATGCGAAACCCATTTAACAGTTGGGATTCGTCGGATTCCTTTATTTATGGTAATGAAGGAAGTAGTCCATTATGTCGTACTTGCGATGACGATTGTATGAATTGTATTCACTATACAGCAGAAGAAGGTGATTTCTTTCTTGGTGAAAAAGATTTACAGCGTATGAAGAAACTTTCATTAGCGGGAACGGACCATCGTAAGTTTATGCGTATGATGCCAGTATATTTGAGAATTACTGCTCCTCTTTACTGGTGGAAGGAATTCGATACTTATAAGGTTGGAACAGTAGCGAACAGCTGCTCGACTATGCATAAGATTACAGAAAAAGAATTCGCAATGGATGATTTTAGTACGGATCATTTAGATGGAATCAGTAAATTCATTATGAGCAAAATCATCGATAATTTAAATGATAGTCGTTTGATGTATCTGGAATTGGACAGAAAAATCAAAGGAAAAGAATTCAGTGGAGATGAAAGTATATATTCACTTACTGAAAAACAGAAAAATTGTTGGTGGCAGTTAATCCAGCTTTTACCAAGCAGCTATAACCAGACACGTAATGTCATGTTGAATTATGAGGCATTAGCCAACATCTACAAATCTCGTAAGAACCACAAATTAGATGAATGGCAGGTTATGTGTAAATTGATTGAACGGCTTCCATACAGCATATTAATTACAGGAGATATTAAAGAGCTTAAGTAATCTTAGGCTCTTTTCGCGAAAATTACACTTTCTATAATGAAAGGAAGGTGAAGAATTATGGAATTTAACAAGAAAAGGTACTATCCTGGATTGATAGTTGGAGCTTCTACATATGGTATAACGGTAGGCGATATTATTTCAAGGAAACGACTTACATCGTTAAGTAACGGTTACGAGTGGATGAGTAAGGAATACAAAGCTTATTGGATAAGACAAAGAAGTAATAACTGGTTAAAATCACATGGATACCCGATGAGACGTGGTTCTTTAAATCAACATGCCAAAGACAGTAGGAAACGTTGGAAAAAGATAATGAAAGAATATTAAGAGTGAAGGACTCAGTAATAACACTGGGTCTTTTATTTTTTACAAATTATAAGGAGGATAATAAAAATGATTGAAATCAGTTCAAATGACAATGCTAAATTAATCAACTTAGAAACAAGATTTAGCCCGGAATGGGGATGTTATATGGCAGACATTAATTACAGATTAGAGAATGATAAGGAAATTAAAGAATTATATTTAAAAGATGTTCATCTTCCGTTTCCTATGAAGGCTCTTCCGGTTTTAGAATGTAACACCAACTATTTCTGTCTTCCAAATCATTCAATTAGAGTTTCGGATGATTTAGAAGTTGGAGATATTAGCATGGAACGAATCAAGAAAGAAAAAGAATACACTATGCAGGAACTTGAGGATATTCTCGGCTGCAAAGTAAAGATCGTAAAGGAGAAATAAAATGGCGAGACTTAACAATTATGATAAGGATATTTTAAAACTGTTAACACGTATTGCTAATGCTCTTGAAACAATAGCAAAGAAACCTGTTAAAATTGAACCGTTTGAAAAGCTATATATTCAAAACGATATAGAAGCTTTAAATGAAATAATTTCTAAAAGACATAGTGGAGATGTAGTAGATGCTATTAGATACAATAATTTAAATAGTATATATGGAATGTCGGATAATGTTAGAAAATCTAAATGCGATTCATGTAAACATAGATTTATAATTGAAAACTCGGCATGTGCATGTTGCGGAGATAACGGCATCTCAAATTATGAAAAGGAGAAAGAATCATGAATGTAATGTTTGATGTTATCATTCGCTTTGTGGTTATTGTTTTCGTATATTTAACCGGTTTTATGTGTGGCTTATTAGCCAGAAAGGATTAATTATGGAATTACAATCATTATGCGATATTATTAACGATCTTGATGCTGCTTACGACAAACTCTCAGATCTTCGTTATCCAGTAAGTACACAAATGCATTTGTTAGACCAGGCAGTACAAATTAAAATTGCTCAAATCAATCGTCAACCAGTAGTTTTAGAACAACCATCAGTTAATATAAAAGGAGATGCTATGAGCGCAATCAAAAGAATGTATGAAGAACACTTTGATGAATTAATCACATACGAAGACCTTAAGAACGACGGATTGTCAGAAGAGGAGATTCGTGAACAATGGGAATCGTTTTCTAACAAAACATGGGAAGAATTCGCGGGTATTTCACAGCCTTAAGTAGGAGGTGATTTTATGAAAACATTTATTAGAACAATGGATATTTTCGATTGTAAAAACGAAAAGAAAGGTATGTTAGATTTAAGAAAATGTTGTAAAGCGGCATTAAAAGCTAAATTAGATTTCGAATGCGTTAAAGATGAAAACGGAATTCCCATGCTTTTATTAGCTGGTAGTAAATGCGATATTATTAAATACTACATATTAACTTTATTCGTATGCGAAAATAAATTTGATGGTATTAAACGATTGTTTTATATTATTAAACCTTGAAACGGAAAAGAGTCTTAGAAGAAATTCTAGGGCTCTTTTATTTTTAAAAGGAGTTATCAATGCAAGCTCGCGAAGATTTATTGAATTTCATTATCAAAAATGATATTTTGGATGTATCACTTATCCAAGATATGAACGAGATAATGAGAAACAAAAGAATAATAGAAGAGCATCCATATTCTATCTGGTACGGTAAGGATGAATACTGGCACACTTATATTTTAGGAGAAGATGGAAAAAGAGTACATGTGAAACGTAAGAACGAAGAAGATGTGAAACGAATAATCGTTGATAATGTCAAGAAACATGAAACTCTAGTTACGATTAAGGATATTTTCTATGAATGGAATAAGAGAAAACTTGGACTTGGTAAAATCTCCAAGGCAACTTATGACAGAAATGAGTATATTTTCAATCGCCATTATTCTGAAATACAGAACCAGGACATTCGTACAGTTACGGAAGATCAGTTAACTGACTTTTTAGAAGAGCAAGTATTTGTACATTCGCTCAAGGCTAAAGCATTTTCAAATCTGAAATGTGTCACAAGAGGAATGTTCAAATACGCTCATAAGAAAAAGTATATTTCTTTCTTCATCGATTATGTATTAACAGAAGTTGATATTTCCGAGAATGACTTCGCAAAAGAGATTATCGAAGACTATCAACAAGTGTTTATGGACGATGAACTTAATACCATCATACCATATCTTACAGAGAATTGCGATATGCACAATTTGGGTATACTTCTTATGCTCATTGGAGGTATTCGAGTAGGAGAGTTAGCCACTCTGAAGTTCTCAGATATGATTATGGAAGGAAAAGGAATAAACATTCGTAGAACCGAGACCAGATTCAAAGATGATGACGGAATCACTCAGTACAAAGTGAAAGACTTTCCGAAGACTTCAGCTTCTGTAAGGACGGTAATGATTCCAGACGGATATTCTTGGATTTACGATAAGCTCAAAGAATACAATCCAGATGAAGAGTATATTTTCGTTAAGAACGGAGAACGCATGACTACGAATACTTTTCGTCATAGAATGTATCGAGTTTGTAAGAAATTGGATATTTACAAGAAGTCGCCTCATAAGGCAAGAAAGACATATGGTTCAATCTTATTAGATAACAATGTAGATAAGCAGACTGTAAAAGATCAGATGGGTCATGTTGATATTCTAGTTACAGAAACTCACTATCATAGAAATAGGAAGAAACTCGAACAGAAACAAGCAATTGTGAGTAATCTTCCTGAGTTTACCAAGATAGCTACCAGCTAAATGAATAGCTGATAACTAAATTGATAACTGTAATGTCGAACAATACATGAAAACCCCTCGCAGCAGGGCTTCCACGCAGCTGAAAATGGGACTTGAACCCAACTTATATTTTGTAGACTAGCTAAATACAGCGGTTTGCAGCGATAACTAATGATAACTTTGATAACTAAGAAAGGAGAAATTGGATAAGTGATTTTTGAAATTATATTTATGGCAGTTATCTATTTAATACTGTCACTACTCGAAACTATTATTAGTTTAGTTTTCGGTTCCGTATTTAATATTGATTTCATTACAAGGTCTCTGGGTTTCGGAGGCCTTTTTGTTTGCTTATATTTATGGAACCTGTTTACATTTATTAACTATTACTATTTTTATGGGTATAAGAGAGGAGAATGACATGATTAAATTACTAGCATGTTTTGGTCTATTGATTGGTGTTTTATTTTTAAATATTGGATTATATTTAATTATCTCATGGCTTAATGACAATGAAGAAGTCGGAGGAGCAATAACTATTATTTTAGATAGCATTATTATTTCGTTTTTGATTATTAAGATGATTATTTTGTAGGAGGTAATTATGGATAAAGACGGATTCACATATCCTATAGGTTTCAAACCATCGTCACGTCATGATAGACAAGATGAGTATATTTATGAATGCTGTATATGCAGTAAGAGAATAGGCAGATATTGGGTTAGAAGAGTTAAAGGTAACGTATATTGTAATGATTGTAGAAAGGAAATGAATAAAATGAAATATTCAGAAAATAAAGAAAATAAAGAAAAAACAGACATGGTAAACCACCCATCACATTATGAAGGTAAGTACGAATGTATTGAAGAGATGATTAAGCTTACAGATAGAGATGTAGTTGCCAACTTCTGTTATGGAAATGTATTCAAGTATATTTGGAGATGCTGGAGTAAGAACCACTTCGAAGATATTCAGAAAGCTAAATGGTATGCAGATAAGGCTTGCGAATTACTTTGCGTTGATGGAGTATACAAATCTGTAGATGATGTTTCTAAATCATACGATAAGATGCTCAATGCTTTCGGGTATAAAATAACAGTCGCTTATTGTGTAGGTGAGGTGTTTAACATTTTAAATACGGATATTATGAATGCGCCGAACACTAGAACATTAATCGTTTCTAACTTATCAATCATTAAACCGTTATTAGATTACGCTGATGCACTGATTAAAGGAGAAATGAATTAAAAAGGAGGGATATTTATGGATACTCAGAGAATTGCTTATAATGCTGCTCGTTGGATTCGTAAGAACTCGTCGACCCTGTTAACGATTGCTAGTTCTGTAGGGACGATTGTTTCTGTTGGATTAGCAATCAAAGAAACCCCTAAAGTGATTGACAAGCTTGAAGCTGCTAAAAAGATTAAAGGCTCAGAGCTTACAATAAAAGAGAAAGCAAAGATAGCTGCTCCACATTATATTCCATTGGCAGCTGCATGCGCTTCAACGATAACTTGTAATGTAAGTAATCTTGTGATTACGCAGAGTAAACAGAAAGCTTTAACCGGAGCTTATATTCTCGCAGATAATACTTACAAGCAGTATCGAAACAAAGTAAAAGAAATCTACGGAGAAGAAGCAGATGAGAAGATTTGTGATTCCATTGCTCAGGACCAGTATACGAAATGTATATTTGATGTACATCCGGAGAAGATGTTGTTTTATGATGAGTTCTCAAAACGATTCTTCTATAAGACTCTAGCAGATGTACAGTGGGCAGAGCATCATTTAAATCGTAATTTCTGGATTAGAGGTTGGGCACCACTTAATGAATACTACGATTTATTAGAAATTGCTAAAATTCCTGAAGGAAACGACTTAAATTGGGACTTAGTAATTGGTGATGCTTACTATGGATATTCTTCGATTGATTTCGTCTACAGTTTAAAAGAGTTAGAAGACGGTACAAAGTATTACGAAATAGGAATGGTATGGTATCCATCGCTCGGTGAAGAGGAAAACGAAGACTTATATTCTTAATTCGCGAAAATTTCATAGCCTTTAATAGAGAGATGATTAGCTCAGTGGTAGAGCAGTTGCTAACATCATGGCAACAGGTCACAGGTTCGAATCCTGTATCATTCTCTCTTATTTTTTGCTTAAAAAAGGAGGATAAAGACATGGCAAAAAAAGGTGCAATTAACAATTTGGTACAATCAATCGTCAAGGTAGTAGAACAGAACGATGCTTCTATCTTAGCTGGACTTGGAATCGCAGGTATGATTGCTTCAGTGGGATTAGCAATTAAAGAAGGACCTAAGATTCACAAGATATTAGAGGAGTCGAAAGAAAAAGAGCTTACTCCATTAGAAACAGCAAAAGAATTAGCACCTGCGGTTCTTCCGGTTGCAGCAGTGACTACAGCATCTGCATTATGTGTTTTTGGTTCGAATGTAAAATCAGCAAGAAAGTACGCAGCACTCTCAGCCGTTTACAACATCACAGAGTCTAGAGCAAGAGAATGGGCTGATAAGACAAGAGAAGTTGTTGGTGAGAAGAACTTTGAGAAGATTCATGATGCTATTTGTGAAGACAAGGTAAAAGCAAGTTATCCAAATGGCGCGACTGAAGCAGGTACGGACGGAACTGAAGTTATTATTACCGGACATGGTAACACTTTATGTTATGAAGCGTTCACAGGTAAGTACTTCCGTTCAAACCCAGAGTATATTCGTAAAGTTATTAATGATTTAAATCAGAAAATGTTCGTAGAGAACTATATAACTTATAACGAAATGCTGAATGAGTTCGGCCTTGACAGATGTAAGTACGGAGACCAGTTCGGTTGGAATATTGAGAATGGTCAAATCGAACCGTGGTTTAGTTCTATGCTTACAGACGACAATCAGCCAGTACTTTGTGTTGATTTTAACGCAGGTCCTGTCTGGATGCGATGATATTTCGCAGATTTTTCAAACCCTATAATAGGAGTATAAAACCTATATTAATTAAAAATTATATTTAAAAGGAGGACATTATTATGTCAGAAGAAATCAAAGTAATGGAAACAGAAGGAACAGAAAACAATGGAGCAACAGTTAATGTTGAAAAGAAAACTTCATTTAAGGAAGTCGGAAAGAAAATCTGGAAGTATGGTAAGTACGTTGCATTCGCAACAGCAGGCTATATTTTAGGATATTCTGTAGGATCTTCAGTAAAAGGAAGTGATTTTAATGAAATTAGCGAGCCTGTTGTACCTGCTAATTCGAGTCCAGCAGATTCACAGTAATATTGAATCCAGAAATGTAAAACTGAATATGGGAATTAACAATAGAAGAGCTTGAGAGAAATCTTGAGCTCTTTTATTTTTTCCAAAACACAGGAGGATATTTTAAATGAAAAAGATGTTATGTACTTTACTACTTTGTCTATTGATATGTAGTCAAGTAAATGCAGCTGAATGTTTAAACAAAAGAGATGGTGTATTCCATAATGCTACCGGACATAAAGAAACTTATTACAATCTGAAAATGAATCGTGTAGTGAAAAACATGAGAAATTTAGGATATTCAGAAGAACAGTATGAATACTGGATTCGAGAAGATGGTGTAAAGATGTTTGGTTGTCTGGTTATGGTAGCAGCTGATTTGAACATGTATCACAAAGGCTCAATTGTACATACATCTTTAGGCCCTGGAATCGTAGTAGATACTGGTTCCGCAATCGTAGGTAAGCGATTTGATATTGCAGTTAACTGGTAATAAAAGGAGGAGATAAAAATGGCTGAAGTTAGTTTAGAAAACTTAAAAGGAAACTCTAATAAAGGCAAAGTAGACCCTAGACCGGAAGAAAATAGAGTTCGTAAAGTTGCGAATGCTAGAGAAGTAAAGAAAACACCTGGAAAGAAATTCGTAGATACATTCATTAAGGGTGATGCGGAAAACATCTTTGATTATGTAGTTGGAGATGTGCTCATCCCTACAATCGTAGATACATTCATTGATATTTGTGAAAGCACGATTGAGATGTTATTCAGAGGCGAGAGAAGAGACTACAGAAGAAACACTAGTTACACAACTCGTCAGAAAGACAAGGCATCTTATCAGGCTTACTATCAGTCAGATAGAACAAGAGATAGAAAAGTATATGAATCCAGAGGAAACGGTTCATTCCCATTAAAAGATATTTTAGTAGAAGGAATGGAAACTCAGGACGGATACAGACCAGCTGATGAAATTGTAGATGATATTTACAATGCAGTCGCTGACGAACTTCGTGAGTATCAGCAGGTGTCCGTAAGATATTTGTACGAATGCGCAGGAATCACAAGTACAAACTTCCAGGACAATAATTATGGCTGGAGATCCATGAAGGGATTCGGAAAACGAAGAGTCGATAGAGATTCTTATATTTTAATATTACCAAAACCAGAAGCTATTTAAGGAGGAGAATCAAATGAACGTAAATACTTTAACCCGTTTCGTTGGGAAGATGAAACTTGGATTTATTAATCACTCACCAGAACTTTTAGTAATTGGTGGAATCGCACTTGGCGTTACATCTACAGTAATGGCTTGTAAAGCAACAAAGAAAGTAGATGATATTTTAGAGAAACACAATGCTGAAATCGAAAAGATTCACAAAGGTAAGGAAATGGTAGAGTCTGGAGAACTTAGTCCAGAAGAATATTCTGATAAAGATATTAAGAGAGATACTATTATCGCTTATCGTGATACCGCATTTGCTATGGCTAAGAACTATGGTCCAGCTATTTTAATTGGTGGATTGGCTATTGCAGCAGAATTAACCGGTTTTGGCATCCTCAGAAGCCGTTATTTGGCCCTAGGAGCGGCTTATACAGCGTTAGACAATAGTTTTAAGGCTTATCGTAAAAGAGTCGTAGATGAGGCCGGTAAGGACGCTGACAGGCATTATATGTATGGTACTAAGATTGAAGAAATCAAAGTAACAGAAATGACCGAAGATGGTAAGACTAAAACCAAGAAAGAAAAGGTTGAAGTGATTGGTGAGGACAGCTTATATTCTCCATTTGCAAAGATATTCGATGAATGCAATCCGAACTATAGTAGAGATGCTAGCATGAATCGTTTCTTTATCGCAAAACAGATGAAAGCTATGGATAAAAAGCTGAAAGATGACGGATATTTATTCTTAAACACTGTTTATAAAGCATTAGGTTTCCCACAGACACAGGCTGGTACATTATTTGGATGGGTTTATGATCCGGAGAACGATGAACATGAAGGTGATAGCTATGTGAACTTTGATATTTTCAATGTGAACAAAAGCAAGAATGTTGACTTCATTAATGGATACGAACCATCAGTCATTATTGACTTCAATGTAGATGAGAATCCAATTGCTAACTTGCTTCCGATGGCAGTTTGTTGAGCAGGACTTGACAGTGAATTAAGTGGAACATATAGGGATTTCTTTGATTTCCCTTATTTGTTCTACGATTTAGATGAATGATATTTAGGAGGAAATTACCATGAAGAAACTTTTATTAGGACTCATTTTAGGGGCAGCAGCCGGTTCTGGTATTACTTATATTGTAATGAAAAAGAAAATTGATGAGATTACAAGTTGGGAATACGAAGAAGATACGGACGAGGAATTTATGGACCCGGATTTAGAAGACGAAGGAGAAGTATTAATTAATCCTCAGCCTGAATTACAGATTCATGAAGGTGCTCGTACACAGGAACAGTATACAAGATACAACACAAAGTATGCTGGAAAGAAATCGGATGACAAGGAGGCTTCTACTATGAGCGAGGAAGAAAAAAATGAAGCAGAAGGAAAGAGATTAACTGAGGAAGCTGAAGAAATCGGTGATGATATTTTAATTATCGATGTAGATGAATTTGGGACAAAACCTCAGTTTGATACATCAACATTAATGTACTACACACATGATGGCGTTCTTACAACAGAAGACGAAGAGATTATCGATGATATTGAAGGAACAATTGGTGAAGAATGTGTAGATGCATTAGATGCTGGTGGAGCAGATAGTGTGTTCGTACGTAACGGTCGTTTAGCTACTGAATATGAGGTTATTCGTGTGACAGCTGCGTACGGTGAATAGGAGGAATTGAATGGGTGCTATTCATGATATTTATACGAGTGCTACCTGTCTGAATGACACCAGATATTTTACATGGCTTGGAGGAAAGGTCGGACTTGGTCCGGCTAACTACTCTAAGTTAATGGAAGTACTTGGTAAGACAGAGTTTTCATGGAGATTACCATTAGATGAGAACAGAGCATTCGATGGTTTAAAACTTAGAAACGATTATAACAAACCGCTTAGCAAAGAGATTACAGAACTTGGTTGTAGTGTCTTTGAGATGCTGGTAGGACTGTCAGTACGAGTTGAAAGGGATATTACAGGTACTCCTGGAGACGAACATCCGGAGAAATGGTTCTGGCAAATGCTTGAAAATTTGGGTATTTCTGACCAGAATGATGACGATTTTGACATGAATTATGTGTCTAAAAAGCTGATAAATTGGATGTTTGGGAGCGGTAAGGACAGCATATTTAAGTTCAATAGCAATGATATTAACTATAAAAACATGCAAATTTGGGATCAAATGACTGCATATTTGAACGAAAATTATGTCATTGACGACTGATATTATTTGTAAAAATTTGCACTTTTTTGAAAAATTTGTAAAAATTTGCACTTTTTTAGTGCGATATTTGGGTGTTAAAAATGGGTAAAATAGGTCATTTTTTGCGCAAAAAATTACAAATTTTAAAAAAATTACAAATGAAAAAGTCCGGAAACCCTTGATTTTAAAGGCTTTTCGGGCATTTGCACCTTTTGTAAATTAAAAATATTAGTTTTTAAAAATAGTATATATAGAATTAAAGTTTGAAAAAATTTTTTACAAATGATAATTTCACAATTTTTAGAAGAAAGGAGGCGTCGAATTAATAATGGGACTCGATTTCATAAGAATTCTCGAAAAGATGAAACAAGGGAACTTATATTTAGTTCCGGACTTTGTCGTCGGGAAGAACATAAAAGACCTTATGATTAGAGGAAATCGTTTTTATGCTGTATGGAATGAAAAGATTGGAATGTGGGATACAGACGAAACAGCAGTGCAATTATTAACTGATGATATGGTTATGAATGCTAGAAATGAAATTAATAAATTAGTTCAAGTAGACCTAATGACAAATTTCTCTTCTAATGTTTGGAATCAATGGCAGAAATATTGTAAAGCTCTTCCGGATAACTACCACGAACTAGATACCAAAATTATATTCTCTAATACAGATGTTAAAAAAGAAGACTATTCAAGTAAAAGATTACCTTATGCTATAGAGAAAGCAAAAACTCCAGCTTATGACAAAATCATGAATACATTATATATTCCTGAGGAAAGAGAAAAGTTGGAATGGGCTATTGGTGCAATTATATCTGGAGATAGTAAGAAGCTTCAGAAGTTCATTGTACTCTATGGTGGACCAGGAACAGGAAAGTCTACAGTCCTAAATATTATCCAACAACTTTTTGAAGGATATTATACAATGTTTGACGCCAAAGAATTGGCAAACGCGAATGCTGCATTTGCTCTAGAACAATTTAAATCAAATCCATTAGTTGCTATTCAACATGATGGAGATTTGAGTCACATCGAAGATAATACAAAATTAAACAGTATTATTTCTCACGAAAAAATGATGGTGAATGAGAAGCATAAAAACTTATATTCTATGAAGTTTAATAGTTTCTTATTTATGGGTACTAATAAACCGGTTCATATCAGTGAAGCGAAATCGGGATTAACAAGAAGACTAATAGATGTAAGACCTAGTAATCGTTTGTTATCTCCGGATGAATATATTTCTCTTATGGAAAAGATTCCTTTTGAACTTGGTGGAATTGCTCAACATTGTTTGGATGTTTATAACAAGATGGGATTTCATTATTATGACAAATATGTTCCTGAACAAATGATGATGGCAACAAACGACTTCTATGATTTCATGGAAGACCAATATGATATTTTCTATAGGAATGATTCAACATCATTAGAGAGTGCTTATGCGTTATATAAAGTTTATAACGATAGTGCTGGTGTTAATTATCCTTATCCAAAGAGAAGATTCAGAGAAGAATTAAAAGCTTACTTTGAAGACTATCAGGAAAGAAAGTATATGGACGGAAACACAATAAGGCATTATTACTCAGGATTTAAAACTGAAAGATTTGGATTTATTGTTGACCCTAACAAACCTGAGAAAGTTGAGACATGGTTAAAGTTTAATGCTGATAAAAGCATATTTGATTCTATTGGTAAAGACTATCCAGCTCAGTTAACAAATGCTGAAGGAACTCCATTGAAGAAGTGGAGCGATTGCACGACAACCTTAAAAGATATTTCATCTAAGGAATTGCATTATGTTAAAGTTCCAACCAATCATATTGTTATCGATTTCGATATTAAGAATGAAAATGGAGAAAAGGATTATAATTTAAATCTTAAAGCTGCATCCAAGTTCCCGGCAACTTATGCTGAATTGAGTAAAAGCGGAGCAGGAATCCATCTGCATTATATTTACAATGGCGATGTAAAACAACTCAGTAGAGTTTATGACAATGAGATTGAGATTAAAGTGTTCACTGGTAACAGTTCACTTAGAAGACAGCTTAGCAAATGTAATGACTTAATGATATCTACGATTAATAGCGGACTACCTTTAAAGGAGGGAAAGGATATGGCCGTTGACAAATTTGTTATTAAAAACGAAAAAGCATTAAGGACCCTGATTAAAAAGAACCTTAATAAAGAATGTCATGCATCAACAAAGCCTTCTGTGGATTATATTTATAGTTTACTAGAAGATGCTTACAACTCTGGAATGAGTTATGATGTAACAGACTTAAGAATGCCAATCATGGCTTTTGCTATGGGAAGCAGTAATCAAAGTGAATATTGTACGAAACTCGTTGCTAAAATGAAGTTTCAATCTGAAGAAACAAGCCAATGGTCTAATGAATACGAAGATCAGAGGCTTATTTTTTATGATATTGAAGTTTTTCCAAACTTGTTCTTGGTTAACTGGAAATTTGCAGGAGAAGACGCATCAGTTGTTCGAATGATTAATCCTAGTCCTCAAGATATTGAACAGTTATGCAAACATAAGCTTGTTGGATTTAACAACAGACGATATGACAATCATATTATGTATGCAAGACTTATGGGATATTCTAATGAACAACTTTATAAGCAGTCTCAAAAGATAATTAATGGTGAACCGGGAGCAATGTTTGGTGAAGCATATAATCTGTCTTACACAGATGTTTATGATTTTGCAGCAAAGAAACAGAGCTTGAAGAAATGGGAAATTGAATTAAAGATTCATCATCAGGAATTAGGTTTACCTTGGGATGAACCAGTTCCGGAAGAGATGTGGGAAAAGGTAGCTGAATATTGTGATAACGATGTTATAGCAACCGAAGCAGTATTTAATGCATGTCAAGGCGATTTCTTAGCTAGAGAGATATTAGCTGAAATTGCTGGCGGATGTGTTAACGATACGACCAACTCTTTAACAACTAAACTGATATTTGGAAAAGAAAGAAAACCTCAGAGTACATTTGCTTATAGAGACCTTTCTAAACCTGTATACAGTTTACCGGAAGCTGAGATGAACTTCTTAAAAGCTGAGTTCCCAGAAATGATGGCTGAAAGACATGGACCAGCTCATAGTTTATTACCATACTTTGAAGGTTATAAATTTGATAAGGGTAAAAGTTCTTATAAAGGAGTAGAAGAAGTCGGTGAAGGTGGAAGAGTTTCTGCTAAACCTGGAATCTATTACAATGTTTGGACTTTTGATGTTGGTTCTATGCATCCGCATTCAGTTACTTCTGAATATTTATTTGGACCTTATACAAAGATATTTAATGATTTGATGAATGCCAGAATGTTTATCAAGCATAAAGAATTTGATAAGGCTGGAGAACTGTTTGATGGAAAATTAAAACCTTATCTTACAGATGAAAGTAAAGCTAAATCTTTGGCTAATGCTTTAAAGATTGCAATCAACTCTGTATATGGATTAACTGCAGCTAAGTTTGAGAATGCATTTAAAGATCCTAGAAATAAAGACAACATTGTTGCTAAGCGTGGAGCTTTATTCATGATTGACTTGCAAGAAGCAGTTGAAGCTAGAGGCGGAAAAGTAATTCATATTAAGACAGACTCTATTAAAGTAGAGAATCCAACAGAAGAGATTAAAGAGTTCATTATGGAATTCGGCAAACGATATGGTTACACATTTGAAGTAGAACATATATTTGAAAAGATTTGTTTAGTAAACAATGCAGTTTATGTAGGAAAGTTAGCAGACAATGACCCAGAAGAACCAGGAGAATGGACAGCAACTGGAGCAGAGTTTGCAGTACCTTATATTTTCAAGACATTGTTTACACATGACCCTATTGTCTTTGAAGATATGTGTGAAACGAAAGCTGTATCGTCTTCATTATATTTAGATATGAATGAAAATCTGAATGAAGATGAACACGATTATCAGTTTGTTGGAAAAGTAGGTTTATTCTGTCCTATTAGACCAGGTGCAGGTGGTGGAGAACTTATGCGTGAGAAAGACGGTAAGTATTCATATGCTACAGGTTCAAAAGGATGGAGATGGTTAGAATCTGAAATGGTGGAAACCTTAGATAAAGGTGATGATATTGATTTGAACTATTTCAGAGAATTAGTAGACACTGCAGTAAATGATATTCAATTAGCAGCTGCAGAGAACACATCAACAATTAAAGATGCAGAATGGTTCATTAATGGTGAAGGTGAATATGTTCCGGAGTTTATGAGAATTCCAGATGGAGCACCAGATGAACTACCATTTGATATTTAAAGGAGGAAATTACCATGGCTAACAACATTATTATCAACGGAGCAAGAATCTTTTTTAGAAACTTTTCAGGAAAAGAAAATCAGTACAATGCTGAAGGAAACAGAAATTTCTGTGTAGAAATCGATGAAGACTTAGCATCTAAATTATTATCAGATGGCTGGAATGTTAAATACTCTAAGCCAAGAGAAGAGACTGATATTCCAAAACCTTATCTTCAGGTAACAGTTTCGTATAGAAAGAAAGCTCCTAAGATTGTATGTATTGAAGGAAAGAGAAGACAGGATTTCGACGAATCTATGGTTAACACTTTAGACTGGATTGACATGTCAAATGTTGACCTTAGAATTACAGGTTCTCATTGGGAAATGGGAAATAACTCAGGTATCAAAGCATACCTTGATGCTATTTATATTACTATCGAGCAGGATGAACTCGATAAGAAATATGCTTATCTTAATGATGAGGAAGAACCAGAAGATTTCGAATAATTCATTTAGGGAGTGTGTTTAACAGCATGCTCCCTTATATTTTGGGAGGTTACTAATAATGGATAATAAGGATAGAATTTACAACAAACATATGAAACTTAGAAATTGTGCTTTACCATCTAGTAGTGAGCAGATTAAGTTGAAACATGTTTTTGCAGATAATTCAGAAACAGCTGAAAAAGCTAGAAAGATATTTGCAACACCTCCTTATTATAAATTGATTTCGTTTAAACGACCAACAAAGGAGTGATATTTTGATTCAATTAGATTCGTATCAGTTAGATGCTATAGATAGATTGAAGAATGGATCAATACTTGTTGGAGGAACAGGAAGCGGTAAATCGAGAACATCTTTAGTTTATTATTATACAAAAGTTTGTAAAGGAACTTTAAACATTTCAGGTAATGGAATTGATACTCCAATGAAAGAGCCTAAAGACCTTTATATTATTACTACTGCTAAAAAAAGAGATACATCAGAATGGCTTGAAGAATGCGCACCATTTAGAATTGGTGAAGAAAGAGAGACTTCAGTTAATGGTGTAAAAGTAACAATAGATTCTTGGAATAATATTAAAAAATACAAAGATGTTTTCGGAGCCGTTTTTATATTTGATGAGCAAAGAGTTGTTGGTTCTGGAGCATGGGTTAAAGCTTTTCTTAACATTGCTAGAAAGAATCAATGGATTTTGTTATCAGCAACTCCTGGTGATACTTGGACTGATTATATTCCAGTATTTATAGCAAACGGATTCTATAGAAATAAAACAGACTTTAATCAACATCATGTTGTGTTTAGTAGATTTTCAAAGTATCCAAAAATCGATAGGTTTGTCGATACTAAAATGTTAACCAAATTCAGGAATGATATTTTAGTAACTATGGATTATGAAAAGAAAACAGAGAAACATAGAAACATAGTTCCTGTAGATTATGACAAGGAATTATATTTGAGAATATGGAGAGATAGATGGGACCCTTATGATGACGAACCAATAGCTGAAACAGGAAAGCTGTGTTATCTAATGAGGAAAGTTGTTAACTCTGATGTTAGCAGAATTGAAAGAGTAAATGATATTCTTAAAGACCGTCCAAAAGTAATCATATTTTATAACTATGATTATGAATTAGATTTATTAAGAGAACTTCTTGATAGTAAAAATTATCTCTACTCTGAATGGAACGGACAGAAGCATCAAGATATTCCATGGGGAGATGCATGGGCTTACTTAGTTCAGTACAATGCTGGAGCTGAAGGATGGAACTGTATTACAACTGATACAATTATATTTTTCAGTCAGAGCTACAGTTACAGAATGACCATTCAAGCAGAAGGTAGAGTAGATAGAAGAAATACTCCATATAAAGATTTGTATTATTATATTTTAAAATCACCAGCACCAATAGACATAGCAATTGCTAGAGCATTAAAACTCAAAAAGAAATTTAATGAATCTAGCTTTGTTCGTAATCAATATAGTTAATTTCATGCACTTATATTTTCGCGAAAAAAACATGGACTGTAATAGAGGAGAAGAGATATAAATGGTCATCTTCTCTTCTTTTTGTATTTATGGAGGAACTTTATGACAGAAGCACAATACCAAGCAGATCTCAAAAAAGAGATTAAAAGACGATTGCCTGGAGCTATTGTTTTAAAGAACGATCCAACAATGATTCAGGGAATTCCCGACCTTTTAATTTTGTTTGAAGATAGATGGGCAGCATTAGAAGTTAAGATTAATGGAAGTGCACACCATCAACCAAATCAAGATTACTATATTGATATTATGAATGACATGTCCTTTGCTGCTTTTATATTTCCAGAAAACGAGGAGGAAGTATTAAATGCAATGGAACAAACATTACAAAGACGTTCCGGAAGGCGCACACGCTTTTCTAGGAGCTAGTCAATATGCTTGGCTTAATTATAGTGACGAAAAGTTAGCTACAGTTTTTAAAACAAATCAAGCTAAACAAAAAGGAACTATTTTACATGCCTTTGCTTCAGACTGTATTAATCTTGGACAAAAACTCCCAAGAAATAAATGCACATTAAATAATTTTGTTAATGATGCTATTGGATACAAAATGCAATCTGAGCAGCCATTATATTATTCTGAGAATTGTTTCGGAACAGCAGATGCTATTTCATTCAAGAACAATAAACTTAGAATACACGATTTAAAGACTGGTGTTACAAAAGCATCATTGCATCAGTTAGAAATTTATGCAGCTTTGTTTTGCTTAGAATATGATATTAGACCTGGAGAAATCGAAATTGAATTGAGAATTTATCAGAATGATGATATTTTGTATGGCTTTCCACAAGCAGATGATATTCTGCCAATCATGGATAAGATTATTAGATTTGATAAAATCATAAATTCAATTAAGGAGGAAGACAATGAATAACGAATTGATGCATTACGGAACCAAGCGACATTCCGGTCGTTATCCATATGGTTCAGGTGAAGATCCATATCAGCACGAACCTGGCTCTTGGTTGGCTAGAGATAACAAACTCAGAAAAGAAACAAACATGACTGAAGCTGAAAGAGCTAGAGAAATGGGTTGTACAAATACTTCAGATTACAGAGCTCTTCATAGTAAATATTCTAATGAGGTTAAAGCCGGAGAAATTAAAAGAGCAAGATATTTAGTAGAAGAAAAAGGTTATACAACTACTAAAGCTGCTGAAATTATGGGCAAACCAGAATCAACTATTCGTTCACTTCTTAAACCAGGAAGAGAGAATAGAACTAGCTTAACTCAAAACACAGCTAATCTTATCAAAGAGCAAGTTGATAGAGATAGATATGTTGATATTGGTAAAGGAACAGAATTATCTCTTAATGTTACAGAATCTAGAATGAAGAATGCTGTAGCAATGCTTAAAGCTGATGGGTATAAAGTTCAGCAAGTATTCATTGACCAGATGGGAACAAACCATCAAACAACTGTTAAAGTTCTTACTCCACCTGATGTTGAGTATAAAGAACTTATGGAAAACAAATACAACATTGCTTTACTTGGTGGCACAAAGATATTTAATGAATCAGGTGACATTGTTGGAACAACTCCTTTACCTCCAAAATCAATTTCATCAGACAGAATTAAGATTCGATATAACGAAGAAGGTGGAATTGATAAAGATGGCGTTATCGAACTTCGTAGAGGCGTAGATGATATTTCATTAGGTAAAGCTCATTATGCACAGGTAAGAATTGCTGTCGATGGAACACATTACTTAAAAGGAATGGCTGTTTACTCAGACAACATGCCTGATGGAGTTGATATTATATTTAACACTAATAAGCATACTGGAACACCTAAAGAAAAGGTTTTCAAAGAGCTTAAGAAAGATCCAGAGAATCCGTTTGGTGCATCGATCAAAGATAACGATTCTTTAGAAACACTTACACAGAAATATTATATTGATAAGGATGGAAAACAACAGCAATCAGCTATCAATGTTGTTAATGAAGAAGGAGATTGGAATACTTGGAGTAAAAACCTCGCCTCTCAATTCTTATCAAAACAAAGACCTGCATTAGCAAAGAAACAGTTGAATTTAGATTACTTGGAAAGAAAAGCTAATCTTGAAGATATTAATAACTTAACTAATCCAACAATCAAAAAGAAACTGCTAGAATCTTTCGCCGATGATTGTGATGCGGCAGCTATTCATTTGAAAGCAGCAGCTCTTCCAGGTCAGAAAACTCATGTGATATTACCATTACCATCTCTTAAGGAGAACGAAATATATGCTCCTAACTATGAAAATGGAACAGAAGTTGTTCTTGTAAGATATCCTCATGGTGGAATATTTGAAATCCCAAGATTAACTGTTAAGAACTTCAACAAAGAAGGTAAGTCAGTTATTGGTAATTCACCAGATGCTGTTGGTATTCATCCAAAAGCTGCAGAAAAACTTTCAGGAGCAGACTTCGATGGAGATACAGCAATTGTTATTCCAATTAGAGCTGGATTAAATATTCGAACATCCGAATCGTTAGAGGGACTTAAAGGGTTTGACCCAAAAGAAAGATATCCTTATCGAGAAGGAATGAAAGTAATGACTCCACGAATGAAAGGTATTGAGATGGGAAAAATCTCGAACCTTATCACTGATATGACACTTAAAGGTGCTAATGATGAAGAACTCGCAAGAGCTGTTAGACATTCAATGGTTGTTATTGATGCTGAAAAGCACAAACTAGATTACAGACAATCATATGAAGACAACAACATCAGAGAACTTAATAAGAAGTATCAAGATGGTGGTGGAGTATCTACAATTATATCTCGTGCAAAGTCTGAAGTAAAAGTAGATGCTAGAAAGAAATTGTATGGTATCAATGAAAAGAATACTGATATTTCAACTGGTAAACGAATCTACGAGAAGACTAATGAAGAGTATGTAGATAAGAAAACAGGTAAGATTGTTAAAGCACAAGATACCATTACAAGAATGGAAGCTGCTGATGATGCTAGAGATTTAATGTCTTCTAGAACAAACCCTTACCTTATGGAAACAATCTATGCAGACTATGCTAATCAGATGAAAGCATTAGCAAATGAAGCTAGAAAGAGTTACCTTGCTACAGGTAATCTAAGATATTCTCCTTCTGCTAAGAAGACTTATGCTCCTGAGGTAGCATCACTCAATGCTAAGCTTAAAACAGCACTTAGTAATGCACCTAAAGAGAGACAGGCACAGCTCTTAGCAAACATGAAGTATCAGGCTAAGCTCGAAGCAGACCCTAACATGGATACTGAGAAGAAAAAGAAAGCTAAGGGAGTAGCACTGATATCTGCTAGAGAGGCAGTAGGTGCCCATAAGGAGAGGATAGAGATAACGGATAGAGAATGGGAAGCCATTCAAGCAGGCGCAATTTCAGAAAGCGCTCTTGCTTCTATCATTGACAACTCAGATACAGATAGTATCCGAAAGAGAGCTACCCCTAGACATAATGAGGTAGTCTTATTACCAAGTAAGGAAGCTCTTATTAAAGCAATGGCTAAGAATGATTCGTATACATTAGCTGACATTGCTGAAAGATGTGGGGTTTCTACATCAACTATTTCAAAAGTATTAAGAAAGTAATGAAAGGAGATTGAACATGTCAGAAAAAGAATACATGTTGTCTACAATTGACAATCCTTTCAATCCTTTTTCAAAGTTTGATGAATGGAATCAATTTGATTTAGAACACAATTACAATTCTTTAGGTTTGTTAGCAAGAATTGCAATGACTTCAAATGAAATGACTGATAAAGAAAACAATGAAGAGATTAATAGGGCTATCGATGAGATTCTTAAATACGATTTGTTAGGTTTAAGAATTAAAGTAGCCAACGATTCAGAAATCAAACCAATTTCATTTGAAAAGATTTTAGAGTTTCAAGAACAAGAAATTAAAAATCTTAAACTTTCAAATGAAGAAAAAGAAAATTAATTAGTAACCACTTAAGCAAAATGCGATATAGAGGGGGGTCTCGAAAAATACACCCCCTCCCGTTATCGCGGCCCTGCGAC